TCAGGTACCTGAGGAGCCATCAGTCTGGTCAGTGGGAGGTTCTGCCTTCCATACAGCTACAGAATTGTGGGACTTAGAACATGCTGAATAGTGAACTATGGGCGAAAGCCTGGGCACAAGAGGCTGAGGGCAAGGACCTAACCAATGCTCGTGTTGGTGGTCGTGCTACTAAGGCTAACCCAAACAAAGAAGATGTTACTTTCTGGCAATCGACTGGACCTCAATGGGTCCAAGCGTATATCGATTGGCGTAAGGCTAACCCTGACTGGAAATTGTGGAAGACACCACAAGGTGCACCAGCAGTTGAGTTGGCTATGTTACCTGAATTTGCTGGCGTGCCAGTCAAGATGATTCTTGACAGGGTGTTTGAAGTCAATGGCGAACTGGTTATCGTCGACTTGAAAACCTCTCAGCAAACACCAACCAATACACTGCAACTTGGATTCTACAAGGTCGGTATATTAAAGACCTTTGGTATCGATGTTAAGTGGGGGACCTATTGGATGGCACGTCAGCACGGTGTGTCACCTCTTGTTAGCCTCGAGCAGTACACAGAGGATAAACTTGAGTACCTTGTAGCAGGATTTGACAAGGCTCGTAAAGCTGGAATCTTTTTACCGAACACAAACAACTGCCAATATAAATGCGGATTGACAGCACACTGTCAGTTCTCAACGAAGATAGGATAACAAATGGAAGAATGGAAACTACAAGTTAGTTACAAGACACCTGCTGGTGACATGATTAACGTCCGCGCTAACACCGCTGACGAACTAAGTGTGTTGCTTGAAGGTGTTGGTGACTACTCAACACAAGTAGCAGCGGTACAACGATTGGTTGTAGGTGCTTACAATGCAGCCCCTTTGGGGACCACGCCTTCAACTCCAAGCACTACGCAATTCACGTTCTCCGCTCCCAGCCAGGGGCAGGGTCCGTCACTTACACCTCCACCAAGCGCGGTAACTCCATCAGGAACAGCGAGCCCGACGTGCATACACGGAGCGAGAATCTTCCGACAGGGAGTGAGCAAAGCCAGTGGAAAGCCTTACGCTTTCTGGGCATGCCCAACCCCACAGGGGACTCCCGACCAGTGCAAGCCAGTAAACTAAAACGTTAATGAAGGAACGCAGCTACCGACGTACACCACAGAAGTGGCTGCGTTCTTTCTATACAGAAGGGAATGAATCAGGATGCGTACACTTGTCCGCTCAGTTGGTCGTTCCAGTATTGGTGGAGAACCGCTCCCTAGTTGCTTTAAGGCATTCGAAAGTAACAAGATTATCATTAGGCGCTCTGAGGTTTCGATGTTCGCAGCCGCACCTGGAGTCGGAAAGTCAACACTAGCACTGGCTTTAGCGTTGAAGATGAAAGTCCCAACACTTTATATCTCAGCAGATACCAATGCACACACAATGGCTATGCGATTAGCCTCAATGATTTCAGGTAAGTCACAGACAGACGTTGAAGCATTGATGAATACAGACCATGGTTGGACTAAGGCAACACTTGCAAAGGGTAGCCATATTGTATGGTCGTTTGAATCAGCACCAACACTTCAAGATATTGATGAAGAGGTGCAGGCATTCGAAGAACTATGGGGTTGCCCCCCAACTTTAATTGTAGTAGATAACTTAATGGATGTAGCCACCGATGGTGGTGAAGAGTTTGCATCTATGCGTGCAATCATGAAGGAGTTGAAGTATCTTGCGAGAGCGACTAACGCTGCAGTGGTTGTACTACACCACACTTCGGAGGCTGTCCAAGGTAGCCCGTGTCAACCGCGGTCGGCTATTCAGGGTAAGGTTGCTCAACTTCCTGCTCTTATATGCACCCTCGGCGTTGTTGGTACTTCTATGGGTGTTGCACCTGTTAAAAATAGATACGGTAGAGCTGACGCAGGGGGAGGACTCATGACATGGGTTGCTTTCAATCCTGAGTACATGTTCATTGATGATATACCAGAGAATGTTTAAGGAGAATAATGTTAATGGAAAAGACACTAAAGATTATGAAGCAAGAAGCATATGTCGAAGGCTGGCAGGATGCAGTATCTGCGCTGACTAAAGAGTACGAAGATAGATTGCGTTTAGTCATTGAGAAGTTCGAACTACCAAAGGAATACGAAGTAGATGACGACACGGAAAAGCCACAAGGCTAGAGGTGCAACCTTTGAAACCGACATCCGAGATTGGTTTCGAGCAAATGGATACGATAGTGAACGACTTGCTCGAACAGGTGCACGAGATGAGGGCGACGTTGTTGTCCGCAAAGACTTCCTTGGAAGCATTGGCATCATCGAATGTAAGGCACCAGGTGCAGGCAACGCCATTGACCTTAGTGGGTGGACGAAAGAAGCACAGATTGAAGCAACGCATTATGCGGAAGCAAGGGGTATCGACCGTGACACCGTCCTCCCAGCGTTACTTATCAAGGCTAGAGGAAAGTCAATAGCAGATTCATATTTAGTATTACGATTAGGAGATGTATTCGGTGAATGATTTACCCAGCATCAAGGCTGTACTAGAACACTATGGTGCTAGTATGCGTCGCGACCATGGGCAAGTCAACCTGAAGTGTCCGTTCCATGGTGACTCACATCAAAGTGGAACTGCAAACCTAGACGAGAATCTATTTGTTTGCTTTGCCTGCGGTGTACAAGGAAACAGTTTACAAATCATAGCACAACAAGAAGGATGTGACATACGTGGGGCAGCAAAATTCGCAGAAGGAACTCTTGGGCATAGCGTCCAAAAAGTACCAGGAAAGCATCTATCAGGCAGAGGCCTACCTTCGAAGCAGGGGTATAACTCTGGAGGTAGCACGGTTGGCACGATTAGGCGTAGTCGCGGAGCCTGAGCCAGGACACGAACAGTATACTGGCAGGCTTAGCATACCTTATGTAACTAAGTCAGGCATTGTAGACATACGCTTTCGTTCACTCAATCCTGCGGTTGAACCTAAGTACATGGGTATGGTAGGTGCAGACACGAAGATGTATAACGTATTAGATATTGAACGAGCAGGCGATTGGATTGGAGTATGCGAAGGTGAACTCGACACTCTTACTATGTCACGATGTGTTGGAATCCCATGCGTCGGAGTCCCAGGAGCAAACTCATGGAAGAAACATTACACAAGATTACTTGCTGACTTCGAGCGCATCTTTGTTTTCGCAGACGGAGACGGACCAGGACGAGAGTTTGCAAACAGTTTGGCAAGAGAACTACCAGTCACTATCGTGGGATTCGGTGACGGGGAAGATGTTAATTCGGCGTACACAAAGTACGGTGCGGGTTTCATTAAAGAAAAGATGGGATTAACAAATGAAGAATAAGATTAATCCTTGTCCAGAATGTGGACAGCACTTTGATAATGTGTTCGAAGCAACCGACCATCTACTTGAAGATGATGAAGAGTTCGACCCAGCATTGGTACTGCCTAATGGCTATCGCCTTATGATTGGTTCGTTGTTGCGTTGTATGTATCGCTATGCAGAAAACCCTGAACAGATACGAACGATAACACAAGACACGTACATGACTTTGTTCTCGGCCGAGACAGACCCAGGTACGGTACTTGAAGTTATTGAAGATATGATTGTTGGCTCTAGCATGGTGGGAATTGATGATGAACTTAAACAGCTACTCGAAGATGGAGAGTGAAGAAGTATGGCAGATTATCCAGTATCTAACGGAGTTAGGATTACCAATCGAGTCGGTCTTGAAGGACGGCGCACGGTTGAAAGTAACTTTAGCGATACCGCTATTACACGCGAGCTCCACCTAGAGACGCATCTTAGCAACACAATCAAGGAGTTGTCTGACTTGTTGCTGAGTAAGCATAAGGATTATGGTCCTAAGAATATTTCACAAGCACCTGGTGGTGCAATCAATGGCTTGCGTGTACGAATGCATGATAAGTTAGCACGAATCAACAACCTGATTGACAGTGGTGCAAACCCTGAGCACGAATCCTTAGAAGATTCCTTTAAGGACATGGCTAACTATGCAATCATTGGGTTGCTGGTTTTACGAAAGCAATGGGACAATGACTAACAAATCTTCATTCGATTTAGACTTTGGATACGGACGCAAGGGTGAGCAATTAGTAGATGAGTTGCTTACTGGTGAACGTACTGTCGAAGTAAAGCGTGACCGCAAATGGGCTAAGACTAACAACCTATACATTGAAACTGAGTGCTTCTTCAAGAAGATTGAGGACTGGGCTCCATCAGGGTTAGGTGTAACAGAAGCAGCATACTGGGCGTTCGTGCTTGAAGAGAGCACACTCATTGTCCCAACAGATGCGTTGCGCTATGCAGTTAAAGAGTTTGGTAGAGAGATTACGTGTAACATCCCACCTAATTTGTCTAAGGGATTCTTGATTACAGTAGATGATTTAATGTCAGCGACACGACTATACAAGAAAGCAAAGGCAGATGAACTGGCAACAAATTGAGCCGTGGGAATATGTAATCACGGCAGTAGCCTCTGAGTATCATCGCAAGTTTGACATGGTTGAACTTGAAGATATCAAGCAGAGTTTATATGAGTGGTTTGCTAAGCACCCTAACAAAGTAGCTGAGTGGGAAAAGATAGGTAACAAGGATGCAAAGAACCTTATCTATCGTAGCCTTCGCAACCATGCATTAGATTATTGTCAGAGATGGAAGGCTAAGAGTGTCGGATATGACGTGTCGGATATCTATTACTATGAGGCAGATGTTGTAGAAGCACTGCTCCCTGCTGTGTTGCGTAGTGAGTATGGTGTTACTCATAAGTTAAACTTGGGTAGACCAGGGCGACCAAGCGCCCCATCAGAAGGTGGAAACTTATCTGTCATGATGATGGAGATAGACTCCGCATACTGGAAGTTAAGTAAAGAGGATAGAAAGATACTC